AAGCAGTAGTAATTGAACCAACAGTACCATTACCATTTATAAAGGTTACATGACCAAAACCGCCTGTTCCACTTCCTCTGGAATATGTAACTCTGCCTACCGCTTCGCTTATCACACCCGCTGCTGATGAGCTTGGGGTTGTTGCGCCTTGATGAATATTTGTAGAAAGGTGGAGGTCTTTGAAGCGTCTAGCTGTAGAGCCTAAATCAATAACACCGTCTGACGTTAAACCTGTGCTTGTTGCTGGTAATATATTAGGGGTTGCAAAAAGTAAGTTAGCTTCGCCGCTGCCCACCCTAAGATGAGTGCCAACATAACTACCAATACTACCGACTGTTGTGCCGTCTTTGCGGAAGATTGCAATCGTACCATCATCTGTTTTTCTGTTAAATGTGGCGGCAGGATTAGACGCTACGGTGCTTCTTACGCCGCCTGTATCAGATAATTCTACGCCGGGGTCATTAACTGATGAACTTGTAGGATTAGCATTAGTAGTCCCAACCAACAAGTTCCCGCTTGCATCAATGCGCATGGCTTCTGAGCCTTTTACCTCAAACATCATGTAGCTACCAGCAACTTGATTTCCTACGTCAGTGCTGATTGCCAGTACGCCGTTATTGTCAGAATAGAGACGCGAATACACGGTGCTTGTGCTGCCATTAATTCTAATTTGAGCGTTTGAGTCAGACGCATTTGCTACATGCAACTTCGTAGCTGGCGAATCAGTCCCAATACCGACATTGCCGCTTGAATCAATGCGCATGCGTTCTGAGGCGTTTACATTAAATGTAAGGCCACCAGAAGTATTATCTGCGTTTATATAGCCAGTGGTTGATGTTGTCCCAAGCTGAATCTGACGTATGCTTCCACCTCTAGCAAAAACGATGTTGCCATCTGCCGCTTGGTCAACCGTTAGCTTTGCGCCACCACCAATGGATGCTGGATTTGTTGAGCCAATCCCGACGTTGCCGTTTGCATCAATGCGCATGGCTTCTGAGCCGCTTGGGTCTATACCGCCATTCCTAAAAATAGTGTCACCAACGGCTTGAACGTAAAAATTATCTACTTCACTTATAAGCCTAACTTTTTCTACGTCATCATCTGTAAAGTTTAAAACACCACCTGAAGTCCCGTTTAAAGTAATTTGACCAAAACCCGCGCTTATTTGTGCGGCAGACTGAGTATTAACGCCTATCACACCGTTTGAGGCGATGCGCATGCGTTCTGCTGGCGTATTAGAAGATGTAGGAGAAGTCTGGAATGATAAAATACTTCCGTTTGTTTCTGCGCCAACTTGTGTTGCGACGATCTTAGATATTTTCCCGACCGTAGATGCACTGTTTAAGGTCAGTAATTCAATTTCTGCGTTACCACCCGCTGACGTGCTGTAAAGACGCAGTAGACCGTTTTGACTTGCTCTAACGTCTAATGGCTGCGCAGGAGAAGTCGTCCCAATCCCGACGTTGCCGCTTGCATCAATGCGCATAGCCTCAACCGCAGTAGCTGATGTACTGTTAGACGTTCCAAAGGTTAAAGCTGTGAGTGTTCCTGCGGTACTTGTAGCAATAGCTTTAATATTGACTTTTGCACCAGTGCCATTTGTTGAACCATCGTTAGCGTAAAAATCTATTTGACCAATAACGTCATTATTTGTTAGTGAAGTATCAGTGTTTTCAAGCGTTAGAATTGCACCTTGACCTGAGTTGTTTGCGCCAAGATTAAGCGTTGTTTTTGGTGTGTCTTGCCCAATCCCGACGTTGCCGCTTGAGTCGATGCGCATGGCTTCTGAGCTATTGGTGTTGAAACGCATAGAGTTATCGCTGTGGTCATAACGAATAACGCCAATGTCCTGAGAATCGCTGTCGCCCAACGCAATGATACTTGCACTCGTGTTACCAGCATTAATTGCTATGCCTGCATTACTTGAGGATGTGGCGGCAATTAGGTAAGTGCCTGAGATTGTCGGCGGCGTTCCTCCGTCCGTAACGTGAAAGTCTGTAGCTGGCGAACTCGTACCAATCCCGACGGAGCCTGATGAATCTATGCGCATGGCTTCAGTGGCAGTAACACCAGCGGTGCCAGTACCAAACGTCATTTCACCGCCGCCTGATGTACCTACTGTTTCTACCTCAAGATAGGCTGATACAGTAGTGCTGCCTCCGTCGTTTTCTGCAAACTCAATACGCCCAGTTGGTTGAGCCGCTGCAACTCCAGTGTCTGAATCGTTAAAACGCAAAACATTAGCAACGCCTGATAGCCCATTGTTGGCGCTTAGTTCGAGCATTTGTGCTGGCGAACTCGTCCCAATCCCTAGCGACGCTGCCGAAGCGTCCCAGAACAACGCTTGATTTGCAGAAGTATCGTAGAAGCTGATGTCGCCTGTAGTGTGCGCAATCTCCATTCTTTTGACAGTGGTGCCATCGTTCTTGCTATTAAAAACATACCCGCCATAACGGCCAGCTTCGTCTTGCTCACTAGTTAAAATTGCGTTGGCATCATCAAAAGTGATTTGCAAACTTTCTGTCGTGTTGCCTATGCGAGAAACAACAAAAGGGTTTGTTGCAGTATTTGTAGTAAATAAAGCGTCACCATCAACAGTCAAACCATCAGCAGTCACAGTACCCGTTACGTCGATGCCTGTAGCAGTGACTTCCAGTTTCGTGCTGCCACCTTGTTGCAGTTTTAAGGAACCAGTACCGTTGTCATTAATGATTGAGTCAGAAGCATCATGATAAATCTGTAGGTCATTACCAATACCAAATATCGCCTTGTCGTTATCACCAAAAAGAGCATTACCGCCGGTTATGCTTAACGCTTCGCCTGACCCAGATTGCGTAATTTCAAGTCCATCAATACCGCTGTTAGCATCAATATTAAGCGGGCCGTTCATCTGGTTAAGAGCTGTGCCACTAGCATTAAGGTTATATACAATCTCGGTAGACGTACCTCCGGTAGAACTCTCGTCCGCCCCAGTCTGACTGTACGTGAATACTGTGGTAGAACTTACCGCTACCGTGAAGTAACCGTTAAAGGATCTATTAGCAACCCCGTTAATGTTAACTAGGTCACCACTAGTAAGCCCATGTACGGCAGAAGTTGTTACCGTAACGGTGTTAGAAGATCTTGATGTCGTGCTTATCGCTACACCGGCAATAGCGTTCTTTGTGAAAGAAACAGACCCGCCAATGTTAGTTGTCCCCGACACATCGAGGTTACCGTTTATATCTACTAAAGCCGTATCAATCTGTACTTCACCATCAGCTACAATATCTAACTGACCATCTACGCTTGAATTGAGGTAGATATCGGCATCACGGAACTGAACCTTCTGAGCGTTTTCAACATCGATGTCGTTTGCGCCAGTAACGTTACCAGCGGCAAGAACCTCACTAAGTTCGTTAGTCGCTGCAATTTGACCGTCTACATAAGTCTTTACTGCTAACTGCGTAGGTAAGTTGGAGTTGCTACTGCTTCCCGCACCAAGGTCTGTCGCAGTATCTATAGCGTTAACCGTACTTGTGCTTGTACCCAAACTTAAGCTATTTGCGTGAGTAACACCTTCAACGACGTTAGTGCCGTCACAGTAGACCAGCATGGTTTTACCTACGGGTACAGCAACACCTGTACCAGCAGCGGTTTTAATTGTAATAATTTCAGCCGTGTTATTGTCTACGATATAGAGTTTTGTGTTAGTTGGGCAAGTTACTGTACCCGCGCCTGTCAATGCAGTACCCGTGTCAGTCAATTCTAGAATAGCGCAACGAGATTCTGAGGTCGTGCCATCGGCAGTAGTTAACGTATGCGCGTTAGCTGTCCACGAATTAATTGTGGCTTTACCCGCAATAGCTTGCTCAACCATCTGCGTAATATTATCGTTTACAACATCGCCCCAAGTACCGCTCAATTCCCCCTGAACGGGAAGAGCCAGTTTAAGGATCGTAGTATATTGCGTTGTCATGTTCTTACCCTCATGCGGCTATGTCTTGCCAGTTTGGATTCTGAGCTGTATTTATATTAACCCAATTTGGATTTTGTGCATCATTAATATCTTGCCAGTTCGGATTTTGACCGGGGACTATTTGACTCCATATGTGTACAGTCCCTACTTCACCTGTGGCTTCCACACCTGTAACAAATATGTTTACCCCAAGCCCTACAATTACATCGCCAATAGCGCCAGTAGCTTGAACACCACCTACCCCTATACTTGCAACTACCTCACCAATAGCACCTGTGGCTTGGACACCTGTTACAGCGACATCGGCGGCTACACCTACACTACCTATTTCGCCTGTAGCTGCAACCCCTGTTAGTTGTACGCTACCACTTGTGGATACAGTACCAAGGGCACCTGTGGCTTCTAAGCCTGATGCTTGGACTGCGCTGCCTATAGCTACTGTACCAAGAGCGCCTGTAGCTTGAACTCCTGTTAACGCAACAGCAGCAGATACACCTATGTTGCCTACATTACCGGTCGCTTCTAGCCCTGACGGGGTTACATTTGCATCCCCGCTTACCGATACCGCACCTATATTACCTGTGCCAGCAACTCCTGTAACAGCTACTATCGCATCGGCAGCGACACTTACATTACCTATTGCTCCGGTTGCTTGGACACCATCAACATTGACAATGATAAGGGGGGTTCCCCAAGAACCTTGCCCCCAACTAGCGCGTCCCCAGCCTTCGTATGTCGTCGAAGATGGCATTAGTTATGCCTAAGCAATCCTGATAATGGCGTTAGTAGCATCCGCTGTCGGGAAAGTAATCTGAAAATCACCTGCGGAAGATCCTTTATCACCACCAAAATCAAGTACCGCAACCGCAGGGGTAGACCCACCTGCTTGGTAAATTAAAGCCCCAGCAGCGGTAATTGTCGCCGTAGTCCACGTAGTTGTATTAAAACTAAGAAACGCCGTAGTACCCCCAGTAGTAGGGTTGGTAGAGATAGACAGCGTGTTACCCCCCGCAGTATACCCTGTGCCCGTGACTTCGTTGCTTGTAGTGTACGCAGTAGTAGCAGCGTCCAACGACGCGCTAGACGTATATAACGCGATCTTATAAGACTGCGCTGTGTCACTACTAAAATCCATTTCTCCGTCAAGTAATGCTTGCTTGAACGAAGTACACATTGCCTGTGTAATTGCCATGTTAAACTCCTTAAGTTACTGGAACCCGTAATTGTCCTGAACGGAATGCGTCTTCGCGCAGTTTGCCATCCCCAAGATTCTTGAGTAGGCCAAGAGCCTGTAAAAATAACCGCTCATACAGAGCTACAAGATCAGGTTCACCTTTCATAAACCGTATTGCTTCAACTAACGCACCATTCAATAATGCACTGTCAAACTCATCACCTAACCACGTAGTGCCTGCGGTAACGATAGATTCAGGGTAATACCCATAATGCAGCTCTACCGAGTACCCACTATCCGGTGTTGGCCCAACAATAAACGCATCGTCGTTAAAGTAAGCGTAATGCACCGGTAAACCAGTAGAAGTGGCGTTAGGGTATGCCTCACGAATAAA